ATACCTGCTTTATTATTAATACCATCCATATTAATAATCATTGTAGCGTCTGTATAAGCTGGTTGATTAGGTAAAGAAGCTCCTGAAAATCCAACTTTAATTGAGCTTAAACCACCACCAGCATCTTGAATAGTAAATGCTGCTCCAGATAAAGCAGAAGCAGATAGAGCATAATCAAAGTTAAGAGATAGTTGAAAGGCGCTTACTTGATTAACTTCAGTATCACCTGTTACCGCAACTACAGGGTAAACTAATGCACCGTATTTAGTTCCAAACCCGTCTCCGAGTCCTGAACCATATGGTAATCTACTCGCGTAAACTGTTGATGGTGAGTTAAGTAACTCACTTAATGAATAATGAAAGTATCTTTCAGCTGAGTTAGTAGGAGCACCAA